AATTCAAAGATATGGCAGTTCATAGAACAATCGGAAAAAGATGCAAAGAAATTGAAGAAGGTGCCTATGATTATATACAAACAAGATAGAAAAGATACATTAGTAATAACCTATAAAGATATNTTTACTACAATGATTCCTTCTATAAATATATTTAAAGATAATAAAGAAACATTAATGTCTAATACATATAGTATTTATAAATTAAAAGATATATTAAAAGACAAAAAGGAACGCTGGTTCATTCATTAGCTAGTAATGTTTCAAGTAGCTCCTGTTGGCCCTTAAGAAAGGAAATCATTAGACTATCTTTTACAGGATCAGTAATATCAATCTTCTCCTCTAAACCTACTCCGTTCTTTTGNGTTTGTGCTTTAATATTAACATCAACTGTATTCCTAGTTACAGCTTTCCCTCCAGTCGTTCTTGTTCTTTCTGCACCATAGGTAATAGCTTCCCCATTGGGACCTATTAAATTAATACTCATCATCCCCTTAGATCCTTTTACCTTATGTCCTGGAGCCATGTTTAACAGTCCTTTTGTTGCATCCATCAAAGGAGACATATGAGATCCGGCTCTAACTGTGTTATCATCATAAACTTTTTTGTTTAATATTCCATCACGAAGAACTCCACCAGTCATGTGTATTGCGTAAGCTAGATTTCTTCTAGCCCTCATGGCTAACGCAGGATCATCCATATTATTCATATCACTTAATTGCTTTGATGCAGTTAGCACCCTGGATAGTTCATTTTTTAGCTCACTCCGCTGTACAGAATTATCAGGACCGTTTAAGTCAGTTATGGTTCCCTGATAATCCTGAACAATCGCAGTAAGTTTACTCCTAATATCGGAATCTAAACTTAGCTTATTTGCGTAATCTAGCACCATTGTTGTTACAGTTTCAAAATTTATTGGGTTTTGATTATTATCAGAGTCTACAGACACAGTTACCTCGTCAGGAAGGATACTATCTAAGGTAGAATCTAGTTTATCTAGTTCGGTTTGGTATTCTCTTAATTCCGCAAGCTGTACTTCATTAATACCTAATCTCTGCATAGTAACCTTTTCAAACCCTGGAGCAATGTTCTCAGCAGTACCCATAACAGCATCGCTCCTTTGAGTAGTTTCTCCAAATTTCAAGCTTCCATCTTTGAAATAAGATTTTTGTCCACTTCCAACCAGATAAACGGAATCGTCATCTGATAAGGAGTATAGGTCTTTGAACACCGAACCTAACTCACCATGCTCTTTTAACAAATCTGAAACTTTAACCGAATGCACAGCGTCACCTTGAAGTTTCATAGTTTTAGCAGCGTTGTTAGCTGAGTTTTCATCTAAGAAAGTGTACTCTAGGTCATCAGCATAACCAAGCCCAGTCTTTTTTCCTACTGGAAAGGTAAACTTAGATCCAATAGCAGCCACAACAGGAGCTTCCATATCAAAAGACCTTTGTAGGAATGCTCTTGCTTTTTCAGGAGTATCCGTTTCTAATCTTAGTTGTTCCATAGCATCCACAACAAAAGACGCTCTCAAGCTTAAGGCTACATCTCCAGGCTTAGACTCTTGCAATTGTTTATAAGCAGCACTGAACTTTTTCTCATCTTTTAACAATTCCTTCCGTAGCAGCTTGCCCATGGTAGAAGAAAGCCTACTTTTAAGCTCTCCATCAGGAAGATCTTGAATATTTGGGAGTATACCTACAGCAATAGAACCTTGCTCCATCCCCTTACCACGCATATCGTTTAGTTGTTGAGGGGTGTATTCTCCTTGTGGTATGGCTTGGATTCCCTTAGGGCATGACTCTTCAATTTGACTTTCTACGAATTTAAATAGCTCGCTTCTCTTTATAGCAATTCCCTGATTTGGATCTTCGTTCCTGAAGAAAACTAAACGATCTCCCTTACTCTTAACTCTCTTACCAATTTGAGCGCATTTTGTCTCTCGGTCTGCAACCTCTGCTTTACCTAACTCCATAAAGGCTTGCACGGAATCCAAAGCACCTTCGATAAGCATAGGATCTTTTGCTAGAGTATCAAACACCGCTCCCGTATCTTCTGCAAACTCAACTGTTTTTCCGTGAGCTATCTGAAACTCAATACTTTTCGATGATCTTCCTGAAATGTAAGAGCCTACACTTCTAGTCATCTCAGGGTCATCAGAGTTGTCTTCCCCTCTTCCTACATACCTACCTGTGCCTTTCTCTTCTCCAGCTTTCCATCCAGCCCATGGTTGCTTCACCCCCTTGTCTCTAGCTGAAATAACCAAATCACTTGCTAGTCCTACCATATTTCTGACTTGAGCAAAAATGGTAGCCTGGAGTGAATCATCTACACCTGAGTCAGAAAGAATAGGACCTAAAGATTCTCCTACACGGTTTAGCGCAGCCTCTAGCCCTGTACCATCCGTCTGTTCAAGGGCTTCTTTACCTGCAAAGTTTCTTTCGAACCATGTGGTAAATTGAGGTTCTCTAGGTGTTCCATCAGCGTTAACAACTGTTGCGTTGTTTGCACCTTTAGTAGCATTAGAGGCAATGACCTCTCCATGCATTGCGCCCTCTCCAGGTGCTTTCTGATATCCAGTGGCCTCCTTTTCATTGCCCTCCTTATCTCTTGTGATCAATCCAGGAATTGGAACAGGTTTGTCGGCTACTGGCGTCCCTAGAGCAGCAGTCAGAACCTGCTCAGGGGTATACTCTTGAACAATCTTATCTGGTTTCTCTTTCTTCTTCTCTTCCTTTTCTAAGAGCACAAGCTTACGTTGTTTTAGGCGTGAGTAACTTTCGAGTAATTGATCAAAGTAGTTCATAGTATATCATAGCTAAAAAATAACCCAACCCGCATCCAACGAGTTGGGTTTTTATTTAACTCTTAATTATCAACCCACTTGATGGTCAACTACACCCTTTTTATCATTAGTATTAATGAAATGATCATAACGAAGGGTCATTTCAATAGTATGAAATTCATTGGTTGAATAGTTGTATTCCCCGTGAGTAATTTTTTTAGGATAACACCCAATTAAGCGAATAACATTTCTGGGTAACCCCTTACCATCTAATTGAAGTATTTGAACTTCTTGTTTAAATGAAGGCAGCGTTCCAGATTCACCAGGGACTTTTTTGTTTTGCATTTCCCCTGTTCTTGGGTCATAAGTAAGGGACATCATTTCATAAAGTAATTTATCAACTCTTGCCCTTTGTAAGTTATCAAAAGTAACCACTAACTCGTCCATGCTTGGGCGGCCAGGATAGTAAACCTTATCATTAACTCTGTTAACTTCGATATCCTCTACACTATAACCAATACCATTAACTTGCTTTGCTGCTAAGGTTAAAGGCTTTTGGACTCCATTTAAAGGATCGGATTGCCCAAAGAAAAACGAAATCTCCCACTGGTACGCTCTTACTGAATCTAGTTCAGTGGAAATTACAGGACTTGTGGGTTGCTCTCCTGCTATGGTCCGCGCTACCTGACCCTCGTTATTTGTGAAATATGAATCTGCCATTTTTGTTTATCTCCTTAACTAATATTTGTAGATTGGCTAGTTACATTAAGCTCAAAGACAAGAATCTCTGCGGCTTTTGTTGGTTTAATTAACACCTTGCACCAGAGTTCATTTCTATCAACTCTAACAGGAGTATTTACTGTCTCATCACAAACAACCTTAAATTCAGTAATACCTCTACGTCTCTTAATGTCCTCAAAGAGAGGAACAAGTAAAGTCGTAATACGTTCTTGTGTAATTTTATCGTTTGGTTCAAAGACAAATCTTTGAGTAGAAGCAGTAATAACTCTCTTGATATAGATCATTAATCTTCTAACATTAATTCTGTCTAAAGCCGTAGGACTTCTTTGAGTGGTTCTTTGGCCGAAGATTGTTATACCTTGTTGTGGGAAGTTAGCTATAGGGTTAACAATATTGCCTCCACTATAAAGACTGTCTCTATCTCCCTGGTTTAAATCAACCTCAGTATCCGTAGGCTTAGTTAAACGCCCTCTTACAAATCCCGCAGGAGCGAACCAAAGATCCGCAACAGTATCCGTAAAGCCCATCTGTCTTATAGCGAAAATAGCTGGATCCATCCAAAGATCTTTGCCCATGTATGGGTTAAAGACCTTAACAGCAGGATAGTACAAACAAGCGTAGGAGCTATTAAAGGGAGCAGTCCTATAAGGCGATACCCCATTTGAATAATCTAGTGCATCCCCAGGATCACCGATACCTATTGGAGCACCAAAGACACATAAGAAGTTTCCTGTAGTTTCCGCTAAAGTAATTAAAGCATTTTGTACATTTTGATCTGTAATGCCAGGAACAGCAGCTATAGTAATTGGAACTAAGTCTTTATCAAGCGCATACATTCCAGTGGATGACGGTGCAGCAACTCCAATAAGAGCAGCAGCTTCCGCAGCCGTGTCTCCATCGCCGTCACCGTTAGTACCACCAACTAAGTTAACTGTTTTCTGAACAAACTTGTTGAATCTTGGGTTCATTAGTCCCGTACTAGCGTCAT